GTTAAGGCCGCATTGCGCAATCTCGCCGAGACGCTTGAGGGCACAGCGCAGGCGACTGAGGCGGCGGGGCAGGGCATAGGGGCCGACTACTCACATATGAGCGATCAGGAATTGCTCCAGTCGATCGACATTCAGCCCGGGCAGGAATGAGCGACCTTCCGACCTCCGCAGAGCCACAGGTCGACCGGGGCGCGCTCCTCGGCGAGGCGTATAGGCGCGGCATTCTCCCGCCGCAGCAGCGCGGTCTCTACGAGGAGGGGTTGCGTCGAGGGCTCTTTAAGGCTCCGGCGGCACCTACTGATACGCGATTCGCCCCAGCAGCGTCGACAAACGCTCCTGGCTCTCCACAGGTGCCGGACATCGCCGACCCGCTCGGGGCAATGGGGTCGGCCATTTCGCGCGCCCCCGCGGCGCTGCGTAGCGCACAAGAGAGCTTCAGCGCTCGGGCCAAAGCATTCCAAGAAGAGCGTCGTCTCAAGGAGGGCTATGAGCCCGGCGTCGATTATGACACGGGCACCGGGTTTGCCGATGCGATCCAGATGAAACGGATGGATAATCCGGCGGAGAAGCGGGCATTCCTCACGGGGAAGTACGGCGAGAACAACGTCTTTCAGGATAAGCGCGGCGAGTATTTCGTGCAGACCCCGGAGGGAAAGCGCGTTTCGCCTGAGGGAACGGGGTTTGCCAAGAACCTGATCGCCGGGATCTATGCAGGCGGTCCTGAGATGCTCGGTGGGGCGCTCGGTGGGGCGCTTGGAACCGGGGCGGGACCGCTCGGCACGGTCGGCGGGGCGATTGTCGGGGGCGCGGCCGGTAAGGCGGCTGACGAGGCGGTGAAGCTGCTGTTCGGCCAGCAGCGGAAGACGCTTGGTGAGGAGGCGGGATCGCTTGGCCGTGCCGGTGTCGAGATGGGTGCGGCCGAGGGTCTGGGACGCATCACGACGGCAATTCCCGGAGCGCTCGGCTCCGGCTTCCGCAAGTTCGTTACCGGGGCAACCCCGGAAACTCGTGACCTCGCCGCTTCGGTTGAGCGTGCCGGCGGCGTGGCTCCGCTGCGCTCGGTTACGCCGGGTCTTACTTCGCCGATCCAGAAACAGGACATCTCGACCCGTCTCGGTGCCGATTGGCTTGAAGACCCGAACCGGGCCGCGGTGCATACGCGGCTGCGCGATATTATCGAATCGACCGGAATGTCGCCAGCCGAGCGGCAGCAGGCGCTGGCCGAGATTATGGATCCGACCGCACGAGTCTCGTCGCGCGCTGCTGGCGAGCCGATCGTGGGCGAAATCCGCGCCCAGGCGCAGCAGATGGGCGCCGAGGTCGAGAACGTAGCCCGCGATGCCGATCGGATGCTGACGCAGCAGTTGGGTCGACTCAATGCCCTTTCGCGTCGCTCGCCAGCCGGCCAGCTTGGCGAAGATGTCGCCACGGGTATTGCGAAGTCTCGGGCCGATTTCTCAACCGCGATGCAGAAAGGCTATTCGCGCGTCGACCAGATGATCGGGGGGCAGCCGATCGTGCCGTCAAACCTCTTGAAGCGCGAAGCAAAGCGCGTTCTCGATGAGGTGCCCAAGGACGCACAGGGAAGCCCGATCTTCGGAGACCCGCGCATCCTAAAGTCTCTCCAGCAGATTTCAGGTCTGCCGCCCAAGATCCCGATTGGCGACGCGCAGCGCATCCGAACGACGCTTGCCGACTTCGGTGAGTTCACCGATTTAACACCGGGGATTGCCAAGAAGCAGTTTGACCGGCTGCGGCAAGCAACAGATTCGGCTATAGGCCAAGCGGGGAACGACCCTGCAGCAGGTCCGGCGATCCGGCTGCTGCGAACGATGGATCAGACCTACTCGCAGGGCATCCGGAAGTACGAGGATGCGCAGATCAACCAGATCGTCGCCCGCGCTCGCACCGGCATAATGCCTGACCCGAGCAAGGTCGCGGACATGCTGTTGAAGCCATCGGAAAGTGCCCGCGCCCAGACGATCAAGGGAATGGTCGGCCCCCGGGTATGGCGGCGCGTCGCAGCGGAGGATTGGCGCAATGTCATGGAGGCGGCCCGCGACCCGCAGACCGGCGAAATCTCGGCCCGCAAGATCGCCCAGGCGATACAGTCGCGCGAGAAGAACGGAATGCTCGACCTGACTTACGAGCCGCAGATCGCCCGCGACATGCGCCTCTATAGCCGCCGGCTCGACGCGCGAGGCGGTAAAATACCCTCGACTGCGCTGACCCCGGACAATTTCGCGCATAAGATGGGAGAGCTTGAGGCACTTCAAGCGAAGCAGGACAATTTCCTCAAGGGCAACTACCTCTCGGCGCTCTCAAAGCCCGGGCCTCTCGCCGACGATGCGGTGAGCTTTGTGCTGAAGCCTGGCGAGGAAACGCGGCTGATGGAAGCGCAGTCGTATTTCGGTGACACATCACCGCAGATGACAGCGATTCGAAATCAGGCAACCAAGGAACTCCTGAACTCGGCGGTCGTCACGACTCAGACCGGCGCCGGGACGACGATCGAGGGAGAGGGGATCGAGAAAGCGCTGCGCCGGTTCACGCCTCAACAGCAAGAGATCCTTTTCCCCGGCGGGCTCGCGGACGACATGCGCCGCCTCGCCAAAGAAATCCGCTTCATGTTTCCGGCGAAACAGGACCAACTCGGCGGCGCGCTAATTTCGGGCATGATAAAGAACATGCCGCTCCCGATACGTGTGCCGGCGATGATGTATTACGAAGGGATATCTTGGATATTCTCTCAGCCGGGCACCGTCCGTGCCCTTGCCAATGGCCTGAAGCCAGGACCAGGCCAGGAGGCGACGCGTGAGAGCATCCGCATGATCTTCCGCGCTGCATTGGCCGGTGAATTGCCGGCACCGCAACCAGAACAACCACAGCCGCAAGCGGTGGCGATTCCGCCGCAAGCTATGGGTCGGACGCAGCCACAAGCGCCTCCTGCTCAGTCACAGCCGAAGCGCGATCTCGACCAGCCGCTCCAGCGCAGCATCGGCCAGTTCTAGTGCGCCTCCTCTGCATCGAGGACACGGCGGACGGCCTCCTCGACCTCGCCATGATCGCCCAGCGCAACGGGCACGAGACGCGCTACTTCTGCCGAGCATACGACACGATCAAAAACCCGGTCGGGCGCGGCCTAGTACAGCGCGTCGACAACTGGCAGGGCTCGGCTAGGTGGGCAGACCTGATCGTGGTCGGGGGCATCGGCAAATGGATGCGCGAGCTCGACGCCTTACGCGCGCAGGGCGTGCCGATCATCGGCGGCTGCGCCGAGGCTGCGGCGTGGGAACTTGACCGCATGACGGGCATGGCGGCGTTCAAGCGCGCCGGCATCCCTGTCCCGCCGTTTCGCCAGTGCGGCACGCTCAAAGAGGCGATGGAGTATGTCGAGAAGCGCGACGAAGGGTGTGCGGTCAAACCCTGCGGCGACATCGCAGACAAGGCCACCAGCGTCGTCGGCAAGGATGCCCGCACGATCCTGTGGCTGCTCGATCGCTGGCGCCGGGAGGGCAAGAGCTTCCCCGGCGGCCTCATGGTGCAGGACAAGATCGACGGGGTGGAGTTCGCCTGCGGAGCATGGATCGGCCCAGACGGGTTTGCGCCGGGCTGGGAGGAGAATTGGGAGGAGAAGGCCCTGTTCGCTGGCAACCTCGGACCCGCCACCGGCGAGCAGGGGACGACGATGCGGCTGGTCAAGGAATCGAAGCTCGCCAAGCAGGTGCTGGCCCCGTTCGAGGATCGGCTGGTGTCGATGGGTTACGTCGGCAATGTGGACGTGAATTGTATCGTCGACGAAGACGGCACGCCCTGGCCGCTTGAGTTCACGATGCGCCTCGGCTGGCCCGCGTTCAACATCGAGCCGGCGCTGCACTCGGGCGACATCGTGGAGTTTCTGGCGGGATTGTGCGAGGGGAAGCCGCCCAATATGCGGCGGATGAACGAGGTCGCGGTCGGCGTCGTGATTTCGCTGCCACCCTATCCACACAGCCATGCGAAGACCGAGGAGGTCGTCGGAGTGCCGATCTGGGGCATGGTGCCGAGCATCGAGGACCGGGTGCATCTCGTGGCGGCGCAGATGGAGAAGGGCGAGCTTGCGACCGCCGGCGATTACGTCTGCGTCTGCACCGGCACGGGCGACACGGTGCAAGCAGCCCGCAATGCCGTCTACCGCACGGCGCAGCGGTTACAGTTCCCGATCAAGCCCCAAATGCGCATTGATATAGGTCAGCGCCTCGCGAGAGACATCCCGCGCCTGCAAGAGCACGGTTTCGCCAAGGGCCTTGAGTATGCTTAACCAGCGTTGAAGCTGGCGCAAATAACACCTCTCTCCGTCCCCTCGACCGCCTCTCCGATCAGTCGAACATTGACCTGCCCGGCATTGCACCAGGTTGTACCGCCGTACCCCGCATGACTGGCTAATCCATCCCACGAAAGCATCTCAGGGAACGAATCGGCGTAGGGGTGGATCAGCCGGGCATCATCCTCTGTCTCAGCCGCAACGACAGCATCGCTGTAGGTATCGTAGCCGGTTACGGTCTCCTGCGAGATGTGCCAAAGGCGCATTGACCCCTCCATCGACATCTTTTAGTTGCAGATCGTCTGATTGCCGTAGGTCGTGCAGATAACGCTCGACCCTCCGGCGCTGGTGCAGAATGTCTGATTGCCGTAGGTCGTGCACATGGTCTGCGCACGGGCCGGGGCGAGGGCGGCGAGCAGCAACAGGGCCGCGAGAACGAGCTTAGTCAAGGGGATTCTCCGTTTGGTTATGGTGGCGGCGCGTTCCAGCGTCTCGACGCGGCGCTCCAGGATCTCGATGCGAGTCAGCATGTCGTGTGGGTTCGGATCAGGCATCGAAGCTAACCCCCTTCCCGGCCTCAAGCATCTTTTGTTGCCATGCCGCCCGCTCCTCTGGGGTCATCTTCGAGACACGGGCGCTTAGTTCTTTGATTAGCCGATTCCTGCACGCGGCGGCCTCCTCGGCTGTGGAGTGGGTTCCCATGCAGGTGATGCAAATCCAATCAGGCATCGGCTTGTTTCCTCTTGAAGTCGATTGTCAGCCACACAGCCGGCGCATCGCCGATGTTGATCGCGCAATGCGGCAGCCGCGGTGAGACGATGGTGAGCCAGCCGACGCCGGGGCTCGCCGTCTCGACGCCGCATACGAACAGCACGCCGGGGCCGGTGCGCAGCGGTACGATGGCGCGGGACCAGCGCGCGAAGTAGGGATCGGTCTCGGTCGTCCAGTTGAGGGTTGCGCCCGCATCGAGCATTTCCAAGCCAATCGCACCAAAATCGACCCCGGGCGGCATGTACACCTCGGCCCGGCGCTCGATCTCGCCCCGCAGGTTGTCGAACTCGACCCAGCCGCTTGTCGGCTTATAGCGCACGAACTCCTCCGGGCCTTCCTCGGTGCCTGTCTTGACGCCGCGCACGCGCAGGATGCGGAGGCCGGGGATTCCGATCGACTTGAACAGCCCCCACCGCTTGAGGAGGGAGCCCGCAAACTCGAAGGTGTCGAAGTGGGCTACTGCGGCGAACGCTGGCATTTCTTTTCCCTTATCTTGCGATAGAGTAACCACCAAGCGGTGAGCGAAACAGGCAGGATCAGGCCGGTAATCGGCCCGGGCCAAATCGTTCCAACAATCAAGCCCGTGACGGTGGACGCGATCACAATGACGCTCAAAGCCATCATGCCTTTTTGACTCGGTAGGTATTTTTGACGTGCCTGTTGAAATAAGACCCGGGTGACGGAGAGGCGACCATCTCTTCCAGAACGTCCCGGTCAACGCTGTCTACGGTGTAGGTGCCGCCGGAGCGGAAGGTGATTGTGCCGGTGCGGATCTCGTCATCATGGGACACGGTGGCGATGTTCGAGGAGTTTGGGGTCTCCCAGGTTTCGATCATCCCTTGTTTTTCTCTATCGCCTGCCAGAAGTCATGAATCTGGCTATCGGTGAGTCCCGCCTCGCGGGCGCGCTGGTCGCCGTGGGCGGTGAGGGCATTTTTGTGCTCGTTTGGGCTTGCTCCAATCGGAGGCCCCCATCCCGCCAAGACACGCTGCTCGACGGCCTCGCGGGCGCGCTGGTCGCCGTAGGCGGTGAGCGCCTGGGCAACAGAGTGAACGTCGGGAAACCGTTGCGGGTCGTTGATGATCCAAGCCGGATCGGCTGTGTAACCCAGCGTAACCCGCGCTATTTCCATCACGTCGGCCTCGGGCGGGGCGCGCAGCCGAGCGATCTCCGCGAGGGCGGCATCACGCTCATCCGTGACCCGAGCAAGCGCCTCGTTCATTCGAGCAAACGTCTGCAGCGCCGCCTCGCGCTCGTCCGTGACCCCATCGGCGTACCTCGCCTGTTCGTCGGGCGCGGGGGTGCAGTCGTTCAGTCGGGTGCCGGTCATCTCGGTTCCGCCATCTGGTTTGTGTCGACGAAATATTGAGTTTCCATCCGCAGGAAAGCCTCGTAGCACGTCTCGTCCTCGGCGATCAGCTTGCGGCTCTCGCCCGCGCAGCAGGTGTTTTGGATAAAAAAGACCGTGGCGTCCTCATACGATAAGCCGTTGACATCTGCGCCATGCTCGATCGCCCATTTTATGAACCGCGCATCCTTGGGCAGCAGCGCCGCCCGCGTGCGCGCCCGCTCCATGTCGCTGGCGGAGGCGTAGCGCGCCTTGCCGCGCTCGGAGGCGAGGAAACGAGGAGACGGATATGGTAAGCTGCCGAGTCCACCGCACTTTGGGCAGACGGTGAGGGGCGCAACCGCCCCCGTTTCCGGGGGCGTCGCATTATGTCTCTCGGAGTGAACGTTGGGTTCGTGATGTGGCATCACCTCCTTTCGTGCGTCGACGGGATTCTCGTCATCCCCGATAGCCGCCAACGCGAGCATATACCGCTGCCCGAGCGGGGCGACGGCGAGCGCGTCGGGCATATCGTTCGGATGAATGACGAACGAGACCACGAGGCCTTCGCGGCTTTGCCGGTAGGCAATTTTCTTCGCCTCGACGTGGAAGGATGGGACGGTCATGCGTTGCCCTTTGCCGGCTGGCCCGCTCCATATACACGGTCGAGACCATCACATAGGTTCTGCGCGAGTGTTGCTTGCGCTAAAACCATCTCGGCAAAATCCTTGCGGTCCCCATCGTGAAGCAGCGTCGCTAGAGCATTCATCATCTGGACCTGATTGCCCAACATGGCTCGGATCGCTGTAGAGAGATGTTCGTCGGTCATCAGCCTGTGCTCGCCAATATCTCGGTTTTGAGCCTGCCAGCCAGCGCCATGATGGCTTCATAGCTGGGCGTGTGCAGATCCTTGATCTCCTCCAGCGCCGCCGAATTGAGCTCGATCACCTCGTCGATGATAGCGGGCGTTCTGGCGACGCCTAGCACCTCGGTGATGCGCTTGCGGGCCTCGCGTGCGGCCAGCACCTTGCGCTCGCGCTCGGTCGGGTGCGCCGCGGCCTCAGCGGGCGTCAGGGGTTCCCCGGCCGCGCCGGCCCCCGCCCCATTCGTGGCGTTCCTTTCCTGTTGCTGAGGCGCGGCCGGAGTTCTGGATGCGTCTTTAAATTCGTCCGCCTCGTCCTCGCTGTAAACGTGCTCGGCGAGCCCGACCAGCTTGGCGACGACACGATCCTTGCCGCGCTTCTCGGCGATCGCGTAGGGGTAGGCGTTCTTGCTGTTGCCCGGCGCCGCCTCGCCGACGCTCCATTCCGTCCGGTCCTTCATGTGGCCGGTCACGAGCATGGCGACGAGCCCAGCGCCGCTGTTGGCCTCGATCAACACCGGGGCGTCGAATTTGATGCCCTCCTGGGCCGCAATGATCTCGTAGGCCCGGTGGTACAAGACGAGTGTGCCGTGGCAATCCCACAACTTCGATTTGTCGCGAGGGTCGATATCGTAGCGTTCGAGGATTTCCCGAAGCTCTTTCTTGAGCGTTGCCATCAGATGTGTCCCCAATTTCGGCCGGTCACGATCCGGTAGACCTGTGCCCGACAAATGCCAAATTGCTCCGCAACGGTCGCTTCCTTACGACCAAGAGCGCGGAGTTGCCGAATTTCGCGCACGTCATTGTCGCTCAGCCTAGCGAGCGGATGTTTTTCACCCTTCCGGTTCGGCCCTCGTCCCCTTTCAAACTTGTCGCGCGTATTATCGGATAGCGTTCCCTCGATCAGATGGCGAGGGTTTACGCAGGGCTCCTCGTCACACTTATGCCGCACTACGAGATCATCGGGCAAAAGGCCGTGTGTCATTTGGTAGATGAAACGGTGCGCATAGATGTGTTCCCCGCGCACCGTAAATCGCCCATACGATGCTCGACCATCGGGCCGCTGATGGCAACCTCCGGTCCATACCCAGCAGCGGCTATCGTCTCCTCGCGTTATCCATACATGAGACCAAAACCGCGCTATCAACTCGGAGCGCTCGTCACCAGTGATGTCGGGGCGGTAAGTGGGCCACGACACGATAGCTGGGTCGAACGGGGCGGCGAGCTTGGCGGCAATGTCGGTCATCTCCCTCGCTCCTCCCAGAAACTCTCCCAAGCCTCGCAGGCGGTTCGTGCGGCGCGGAGATATTTGCGCCGCTCCTCCTCGGGTGTGTGATACCACCACCACATTGGGTCGGGGCCATCGCCCAACACAAGCACGATACGGTTGTCCCAGCACAGCGCCACCGCGGCAGCGAGGATGCCGGCGTCGTCTTCCGCGAGCTGCGCGTCGGTCTGTGGGTCAGGCATCGTCAGCCCCTGTGGATTGTCAAAAAATCGACGCCGTTGCTGAGAGTGCAACCCGGCACGTCGGTTCCTTCCGCCAATAGCTTTCCGATTTCTGTTTTCCTTGGCGTCCGCTCGATCTTGCAAAGGGCCGCAGGGATCAACCCTTCCTCAACGATGATAACCTTTGGCTTTCCGTGCCCGATCCGTGCCGTCATGTCGATTGCACGGATTGTGGGTAGGTTTGCTTCCTGCATCGCCTGCATCGCCGCCGCCCGCAGTGACTTCGCCCCATCCTCAAGCCGGTGGGCGCGATAGAGCAGCCGGGCGATCAGCTCGTCCTTGATCGCCTTCGCCTGCGCCTCGCGTTCGAGCGCGGCGCGCAGCACGGCTACGACAGCGTCCGGCAGATCGCTCTCGCCGGCAATCGTATCGGCGAGCGTGTCCTGATCTTCCTCGGGAAACATCGTGCTCACCTGTTCTACGATGGCGCGGTGGGCGGGGACGAGGGCACGGAGGTCGGTCATAGTGGCCTCCATACAAGGAAATAAATGCCCCACCACGGGAGCAGGCATACGAGAAATGAACAGACCAACGATTTTTGCCATCCTGCTTTTTCATCGTAACCAAGTGCGGCGGGGATCAACCAAACAGTAGGCGTTAATATAATCCAGGCGATGAGTGCGCTCACGGTAAGACCCTCTCAATCCACGGCCAGAATAGCGCGATCATCACGCAGGCCATCGTGAAGCCGGCGAACAGCGAGCCGAGGCGGTCGATCCAGGCGCTCATATAACTCTCCACCAAAGCCCAGCTACATTGAAAGCGGGGTCAAAGTCGCTCCATTTCCCAAACCACGGGAGTTGGCGAAAGATGCGATGATCGCGCGCAAATTCTACCTCTGCGTTGCGGGGCGACAGCAATCCTGCGTCAACCGAATGCCATCCCTCGGCGCGCAGTTCATCGGCGGTCATTTCAGCGCCGCTATCCGGTCGAGTGCGGTCTGCGCCGCCTGACGCATTGCCTTCTCCATCGCGCTCTCAAGCCCAGCCGATCCACCCGCGGGCATCGCGAGCGTTTCCAGCGCCACGATCGCGATGCGCAGCTTGCGCGAGCACAAGTTGGCCTCGTCGTTCGCCGCCCGCACGCCGTCCGCAAAGGCGCGGGCCGGGGCCGTCATCATGTCGAGCACGTCGAGCGGGTCGCGCGCTTTGCTGAAATCAGGCATCATTCCTCTCCCTCGAAAAGCTGCGTAACCATCTCGTTGAATAGCTTTCTGGCGGCGTCCCTGGCGACGGCCTCGGCGGCGGCCCTGGCGGCGTCCCCGGCGGCGTCCCCGGCGGCGTCCCCGGCGGCGGCCCTGGCGGCGGCCCCGGCGGCGGCCCAGGCGGCGTCCCTGGCGGCGGCCCAGGCGGCGGCCCAGGCGGCGGCCCAGGCGGCAGGCCCGGAGGCCGTGGCGGCGGCCCAAGCGGCGTCCCTGGCGACGGCCCCGGCGGCGGCCCAGGCGGCGTCCCCGGCGGCGTCCCTGGCGACGGCCCTCTTGCTCTCGTCTCCTGTCTCCAGATATTCGCGCACGATGGTAGGCGCATCCCATAGGTGGATTACCGAGAGCGCCACCTTGCGAGCAAACGCCCATAGCATTTGGGTAGAATCCCGCTTCGCTATCGCAGTTCGCTCACTCGCGGCGTACTTGTCATTGTCATGCGCAACAATGGTGCCTGAAAGCCTGACACGGTAGAGGATCGCGCCCGGCGTATATTGTAACGCATCGAGCGGATCAACGCTGGCGTGCAAACCGTGTTCGCAAGGGACGATTTTGCCATCAACGGTCAGCGTCTCGCCGACAACGACCTTGCGACCATCGCCGTGCGGCAGCTCATCCGAAGCAGCAAACCACCACCCCATGATCTCGGTCGGCGCGTCCGCCTTTTTCTTCCGTGCCGCAGCCATCTCATCCCTCTATCGGAACGAGCGATAATTCGCACATAGCGAACGTGTCGTCAAGAGGCATTGTTCGCCCCTTGCGAATATGATCGGCCCGGGTTATATCGGACCCATGACACTCGCCGAATGGATCGAAGCCGAGGGCATTAGCCGTGCAGCAGCGGGGCGCCGACTCGCTATTTCCCCATCCTACATGACCGAGCTATGCCAGCGGAAGCGCACACCGAGCGCCGGCCTCGCGATCAAGATCAACGAGGCATCGGGTTGCCGTGTCACTTTCCGCGAGATGCTGGCGGAGCGCGCCGATGGCTAGAACGGCAAAGGTGGGTCGTCGTGCAACGACCTGAGCAAATTCTACACAAACAAATCGCAGCGTTTCTGGATGTCGGATTGGGCGGCAACGCGACCTGGACAACCATTCCACTTGGGGGCGGCGGCAAATTGCGTGGAAGCATTCTTAAGGGGCTGGGAGTTAGGCGAGGTTTTCCAGACGTTGCGATCTTTGATGGAGGGCGCGCCCTATTTCTAGAATTAAAGGCGCCGAAGGGTCGGGTCTCGGATGAGCAGAAGGCGTGCCACAAGTCGCTGCGTCGCGCCGGGTGCGCAGTCTACGTGATCCGCTCGCTCGAGGAGGCGATTATCGCGCTGCGAGAGTGCGGCGTGCCGCTGCGGATAGCGGAGATCGTTTGATGCTGCCACGCATGCAGGACTGGAACCACCTCAGCTTGAAAGAGGTCGCCGAGGTCGAGGCGCTGTCGCTGGTGATCGTGGGCGAGATGCCGGTATGGGGCCGGCAGGGCCGCTCCGCGCGTCTGGCCGAGTTGCTGGCGCGCCGGGTGCGACCGCTGTACGACGATAAGCCAACGGACGCAGCATGAGCGATCTGTTCCTCTCCCGGCACGCGGTCATCTCGCCGGATGGGGTCTACCGCTATCGTCTG